AGAAGTTTATCTTACTCCATTCATTGGAGAGTCTATTATGTATAGAACAATCATCTTCTCTTTTCTAGATTTAACAAAGGGGCTCATCCTAGACACTATCGCATATGATTACAATAGAAATACCAACTCTCTTGGGATTGTAGGTAGGACTCCTAAAGTGCCTACAGTGGCTAAGATCCTTAAGAAAATAGATAAGGATAAACTATATGAGGATGAGATGTTTCAACGATATGTTAGGGCACATTGTAAAGTTAGATTATCTCATATGTTACAGACATTTAACTTTACTCTACCTGGAGATGTTCAAATAAATTATCAAAACATTGTAACTACCGCTGAGAAAGAAATGGCAGCTGTTGAAGCTATGATGAAAGGTGAAAATACAGTTGACTGGATGTACATGCATCGACAATAATTTAAATAAATAATTATATGAAAAATGTATTAAAATTTAATGAATTTCACCGCGTCTTTGAGACAGCTGAAGGGAATAAATTCTTTTCTTTTTTAGGTGATTACGTAGACACTGATTATTATAGACGTATGCATGGTGGAGGCGCATCAACATATAAAAAGATGCAAAAATATAGAAATGAAAGGGATAATCGTTTTTTAAATGTATTATATTTCATATATCAAGGAGGAACCCAAGGAAGAAGAGCATCAGAGGTAAGTAGTCTCTTAAAATCATGGGGATTGAGCGGCGGTGGAAACATATTATATGCAACAGAATGGGCATGGGAAGATGACGCTGGAAGTAGGAGAACTGGTCTATTCGAGGCTCACTGTAAAAAAATTGACGGCAGATGGGTCTTAACAGATAAGAAGCTTAAAAAATATTTTTACGTCCAAGATATGGTAGATCAAGGAGCAACTAAAGATGAGATAGATCGAGCCCTTCAGATGCAAGACCTTGGGATAGACATAACAAGCAGTCACAGTTCAGATCTAGACAATATTGATTTAACTAAATTAGATATTTAAAATTAATTTATTATGGCAGGAGACATTAGAGATTTTTACATGAGATCTGAATCTGATCCGAGATTTAGACCTGATCAAGTTGAAGTATACGATGAAGTTGAATCTTGTATCAATCAGGTTAGGATGACTCTATTAACTAGAAAGGGAGAAGTTCTCGGTGAACCTCTATTTGGTTTACAGGTAGAGCAATACCTTTTTGAGTATGATATTGATACGTTAACATTGGTTGAAGAAGCACAGTCTCAAGTTACTTCTTTTGTCACAGAATCCAAAAGAAGAAGAGTTTCAATTGAACCCGGGGAAGCAACAGATGATAAGGGTAGAAAGATCTTTATCTTTAAGATATCAATTGACGGCAGAAGATCTCCTTTTGCTATCCTATACGATTAATATTATCGATATGTTTTTCTAACGGACCCATCCTCGAATATTTCTATTATAAGTCCTCGATAATTAATAGGATTTACATCCTGCCCCATTAAATTAGTATACCGTACCACCTTTTTATTAGAAACTGATTTAAATACTGATATCGGCCCATACTCTTTAAACTTGCCGTCCATATCATATTGAACGAGCTTATAGTAGCACAACACAAGTTGATTGTAGTTTATAAACGAATATCTAATTTCTATAGTACTGTTTACTGCAGCTGCTTTTACCGCTATTAGATCCCATTGTTCCCCTTCTTCGCTCATTAAGAGTTCATAATGACTTGAATTATTCTCAGATGCAGTGGCCCATTTTACTACGTTCCATAGTGGAAATCCATCTGCTTTAAATTCTATAAGTTCAACGGGTAATGGTATTGAATTAGAAATTCTAACTGTATACTCTTCTATTTCACCATAACCATATCCAGCTGAATAATACGCATCAATGTTTGGTGTTGAGTTCCATACTGATAATACTCTCATTAAAACATCACCTGTTACAGCATCAGAAGGTATTGTTAAATTTTGTGAAGTTGAATTTGCGGTCGGTTTTAATAATACATTTTCAGTAGTTTGAAATATTCCATCACCATTCCAATCAATCCAAGCAGCATATCCTTGCCCCGGATTTAAAGTGTTTGTTGCAGTTACGGATAAAGTATAAGGCTCACCCTTTGTAACATTTGCAATTATTGAAGTATAATCTGAATACGCATCACCATCATTTGTTGATGTGTTGTTTAAATCACTAAATGTAACATTTGTAATATGATCATCATCTACAATACCTGATGAATATGCTGGTGCATTTTTAAGTGTTATGTTTACGATATTTGATAAACCTTCTGGACATGTGCCATCCTTTGAAGTTGTTCTGAAATACACATCGGATTGTTGAACATTTAATGCTATTGCGTAAGGATTAGCTGGGTTTGCTATTGTTCCGGCAACAGAAGTAAAGTTATTATAAGAGAATTCCAACTTTGTAATAGTTCCGCTATTACCGCTTGTGGTCAATGTAACAACATCGTTAACAGTGGTTAAACTTTTATCTGCACTGATTGTCCCACCAGTTGTTGGAGTAGTACACGCTGTTATAGACGTTACAATTGCTGAAAACCCTGCTCTTAACCCACTTATATCTGATGTAAATCTTAGAGTCAATTGTCCAGATGCATTTGTAGCAGTTATTGCTGTTGGTAAAGATGTACCGTTTAAAGTTGCCAAAAGTGTTGAGCTTGTGTTAGGTCCATCGTATACATATAGATAATCGTAACTAGCTTCTAGATTAAATGCACTGAAATTTAATTGTAATTTTTTTGTATTATCTGAAGGTGTGAAGGTTACGGTTTGATTTAAGCTATTGTTGTACGTGTCAGTAGGTCCCCCAGCATCTGTTATTGTATAAGTAAGTGTTGATGTTAATGTTTGACTACAATTTCCTAAAAATGGAATTAGCAAATTCTCGCTGGTTACCGTCGAAGTAATTCCTAAATCATCAACATATCTTTCCTGAGCACCGGAAGCTCTAGCATCAATCAATCTAATAAACACGTTAGTTAAACCTAAAGCACCAATGTTTAGCGTATATTGTTGATATGTTGTAGTTGGTGATGATACTGAACCTCTAGTAGTCCAAGTTGTACCATCTGGTGAAGTCTGAACATTCAGCGTCCATGCTGTTGTATTAGTACTTCTTCTATACCAGAAAGATAGTACTCCAGGATTGGCAATCTGTGGAGTGCGGATCCAATCACCACTACCATTAAATCCAGCAGCATAATTACCGGTTCTAGTTGGTGATGTTGAAGCTAGTATAGAATTAACCGCCCATGTACCTCCTTGTGTTGTTAATGTACTAGTAAAACTTTCATAAATAAGATATCGATTACATTGAGATCTGCAAATATTAATCATTCCAATAGCACACAATAATGTGATAAGCAACCTTCTCATAATAAATAGGCTTTATTTTATTTAATCTCTAAAGACTAATATAATTAAATAAAATCTATTTATTATTGTTAATGAAAGTTTTATTGTCTAGGATTAACCGAGATCGTCCTCGAGTTATCCTTTATAGGCTGCCAGGTGCTCCAGTTTCTCCTCCTTCTTTAGTCTCAGAGCCTCCGGCTTCAGGGGCGGCTGCTGCTCCTCCAGCTGCGGCTCCTCCACCTGCTGGAGGGGCTGCTCCAGCCATTCCAGCTGCTCCTGCGGCTGTCGCTTCCTCTTCCTCACGTTCCATTTTAAACCAGTCTGCATTTGATTCAATCTCATCTTGAGCAAGTTTAAGTTCTTTTCTGATTAAGTATTCAGTCGAGAAGTAAGGAGTGCCGTCGTCCTTAAGAATTCCTTTCTTAGCTGTAAAGCTAGCAATTCTCTTAGCCTCAAGATCATTATGTTTCATCTCTTCAAATACGTTGTCATTATGATAATTAATACTAATTGAATTATTGAACTTATAATCTTGAGCCAATTCTGGAAAATCTAAACACATTTGTAAATACCAAGGCTTAGTTATTAATTCTGAAAATGCAGATCTTAATCTAGTTATAAATTTCTGGTATCTGATTTCTTCTCTAGTGATTCCTTCAGCATTTAAAGTAAACGCTCCCATACCACTCTGACCTTCCCATCTAGAATAAGGAATCTTACTATCCATCTTTAATTTTTTAGTAAAATATCCTAATAGCTCAGAGCTAGATAAGTTAGGACCTGGATAGGAAAGAGGTTCAATCTTAATAGATTGATTTTGATCGTTTATTGGAGTAACATAATTCTTATAGAATAAGATATTTGGTTTTCCATCTACAGTAAGTTCTCCAGTATCTCCATTAAAGGAAACGTCCTCTTTTAATAGATTCATAAATTCTCTAACATCTTCTTGAGCCTTTTGAAAGCTTTTAGATCCTGTTGGAACTGATGTCTGCATTCTTATTGGAGCATTCATAACGTGCCAAATAACCTTACTATGCTCAATTATTCTTAATAAGTTAAATGATCTAATCAATCGTTCAACGAAACTAATTCTCTTAGTTTTAAAATGATTTGCAAAGCTTATATAAATTACTTGAGAATCTGAAAGAACTCTAGTGTTTCCAGACTGAGCATCATATTGATGCCATTGTAGGAATAGTTTACCTGCCGAATCTTTACTTAATTGAGGAGCAACACTTGCAGGATCTAATTCCTTAAATCCAATAATCTTCTTTGGTTTTTCTAGATCATCATATATAATTTCAAAACTAAGGTGGCCTTCAATTAAAAACTGATATGCGTATTGCCATGCGGCAATACCTTCTCCAAAACCCCATGTTGTATAAAGCTCTTCAAAATTAGAATTATACTTATTGACGATGTTGTCTTGATAATTAAGACGTTCTTCTTTATTTTGTCCACGATACATAATCTTTCCAGTAAGATCATTAGGGTGACAGAATCTGCTCTCTTCATTATAGACTATCATATCATCAGTAATGGTTTCTAGAATGAATTCTATTTCTCCATTAGATGCGATGTCTCTGAGTCTTTCACGTTTAACTGCATAGTCCAATTGAAAGAATGCAATTGCTTTAGTTCTTAATTGAGATGTAGTATCTGCAATCGCTCTAGAAAATGTTAAGAGCTCACTCGCATCTCTTCCTCCAGAGCGAGCAGCAAGCTGACTTTCAATAAAGCCTATCGCCCTAGAATTTTTTAGAAGCAAATCTTCGTATCTTGCTCCAAATTTACTTAAGTCTGATAGAGCTCCACTAGATGCTCCTACCGTATTGTCTCCAAATCCTGCCATTATATCATTAATTGTTTTCTTTCAAATTGTTCAAATAGTCCAGCTACGTTGACTAGATCAGAGGCTACTACTAGTCCTCGAGTATCTATTCTAGCGGTCGGTATTTCTCCAATTTTATACCATTCAAGTATCTTAGGTTTATTTATTTTCTCGATTTTGTATGCGTTTATTGCATATCCTAACTTAACACCGGTTAATGCTTCTAAATTAGAAGGTTTAACCATAAACATTCTTAATCCCATCTTAACCATGTCTACTGGACTAATCTTTTTAGGTTCTTTTGAGAAGAAATCTATTTTTTCTAAATCTTCTTTAATTAAATTAATATGAGCAAGTACCACTTTAGCTCTGATTGCAGGAGGTAATACTTTTAGATTTAATTGAAGCGCAACATTTTTCCAATTTTCATGTATAAAGACAGGTCCAAAAGGAGTAAGATCATAG